ACAATAATAGAACCTTTTGGTAATATTTCTTTTGCTTGTTTTAAATGTTTAGCTTCTTCTCTCATATGAGGATCATAGTTTCTAAAATCAAATTCTAATTCACCCCCTTCATATTCGGACCCATCGGTTAACTGACAAGTCATTGAAAGCTTTCTAATCTTTCCATGTTCAGGATGATTAGAATCTTTTCTATCATAAACTTTATCCCAAGAATCACAGTGCCAATCATAATATTGATTGAGTTTATATTTTGTAAACTGACATGATTCTGATCTATCCCATTCAAAATTCCAACCTGCAGCTCTATTCGCTTGATGAATGTATGGGTGTAATTCTTTATAGATCCATGGGTCATTGAGCCATACTAAATCTGAATTTCTTTTACGTTTCATATCTTTTATTTCTTGTTTAGTAAGTTCCCTATCTCCATAACCACCAGTTCTTGCCATTGTTTCTGCTTGTGATAAACCATATTTAATAATGTCATCACATAGTTTTGGTGGTATTGCTGAAGTAAAATACCAATAATAATTAGATATATTCATAAGTTATTGTTTGAACAAAATTCAATGAATCTTTTTGATTGTTTGAAATCACATACATATTAGTTGATGGAAACATAATGAACATATTATCTTTTAATTCTATATCCCAACTTCTTCCTTTTCTTCTATTGTTATCATAAAAAATTCGCACCATACATTTATTAGTTTTAACACCATACAATAATGTATAATCAGGTGAGTTTCGAAGATCTATTGGATCAATATTTAGTAAGGGTTGTGATACTTGATTAGGTTTATAAATATCTCCAAATGTTTTTTTATTAACTAATTGAAAGCCATATTCTAAATTTATATGCTCACGTATATACGTATTCAACATATCCCAAGTTCTTGAGAATGGAAACTCTGAATTTATAAATGTCGATTGTAAAATGTCGCCTGATAATTTATCTCTATTTATTTCAAAACCTTTAGGCATTGAAACATCACCATAGTATAAAGCTTGCTCTGTTAAAACTTTCTTTTGCACACCACCACCAGATATATGTTATGCTAGACTATTTGTCAAATCCCAGGCTTGAGTTTCTTCATTCCAGTTGTAACCCCATCTGTGGGTTCCAGCTGTAGTTTGATCTTGTTGTTCTTGAGTTAAAGCAGGTGCATCACCGATTGGAGATTTCCAAGATGCAGTTGAAATATCTTTTACCCATGAAGCATGTGGTTTTTTAGGCCAGAAGATTTGATTATCTTCATCCCAAGTATAACCAATACCTGCATAGTTTCCTCTAAATGCAGTTCCACCGTTTCTATGTTGGTTACCTACTGTATTGTATGAAGTTTGAATCCACATTTGTGCAGGCCAATTATTGTTTCGTTCTAAATATTGTTGACCTACTGCTTCGTCTTCAACTCCATCAGCATTGAGCATATCTTTATTATCAAATGTTAATACTTGAATAACTTTATTGTTAGTTCCTAATTTTGCAAAGTGTGCCATATGTTTATTATTTTACATTAGTTATTATAGTTTGTAAATATATTATATTTAAAACCTTTTTCAAGATTATACCACAAAATAGGTATAAAAGGAAAAGTTTTGTCCCCATTATAATCTAAATCTTTAATATATTTTATTGTTTCTTTCCATATATTATTACTATTAAGATGTTCATAAGTTTTTTTCTTTACATATTTCCAAAATTTACTATCAAAATTAGAGCCTCCATGATAAGCGTAACATATAAAATTTTCATATCTAATAGCCATATTATCTAAATAATTGTTTAATTCATTTTCTGATTTATTATTATGTAAGTAATCCCAAAAAGACCTGTTTATATTGTCATACATTACACCTGAAAGAGCTTCAATAGGTTCATAAAAAATAGCTCTATTTCCATTTTTTAAAATTCTATCTTTTAAAAAATTTTTAGCTCTATAGGGTTTAAATTTAAATTCATTTGTATTTTCTTTATTTACATCTTTATTTAAAAGATTACTTAAATCTTTTAAAGCGTCTTCGTCAGAAGTAATTTTATCATTGAACAGATAACCCCAACCTTGTCTTGTTTGTAGAGGTATTCCAAACATCCAACCATTTTTAGTCGCTTGATGGTAGGTAAAATTCCAATCACCTGGTTTATTTATTTGATGTGCAAAACATTTATTTAAAGGAAGAGCATTACAAACATGATAATCATCATATGATTCTGGCCAACCTCTACAATCAATTATATAATCAAATTTATTTTTTAAACTTTCTAAATTTGAAACATCTTCATGTAATTCTTTAAACCTATTTTTATAAATTTCTTTACATCTTTTGAAAACAAAATCTTTCAATTTAAAATTATTAAAATGCATTGCGTAATAAGGAGGTAAAATAGAACTTGTAAAATCTGTTTTTCTCCAGTTTTTATATAAAACATAATATTTTATTGTTGCATCTAGTTCTTTAGAATCAAATTGAATATTATATTTTATAGATTCCCAAAGCAATTTTGGTAATTGAATATTACTACTTTCACCTATTCCTAATATTTTTTTATCTGGATTATATATACAAGTTATTTCTGGTTTTATATCTCCAGTGTATTTTAAAAAATGACACACAGTCATTACACCAACAGTACCAGTTCCCACCACAGCAATTTTCATATTTTATTGATATTTATATCTGATAACTACAATTCCAGATCCACCAGCAGCACCGTTACCCATATAACCTGAACCTTGAGCTGTTCCTGCCCCACCGCCGCCACCAGTGTTTGCTGTTCCTGCAGTAGAAGGTGTTGAAGTAGGGAAGGGTCCACCACTAAATGCATCTCCTCCGCCACCAGTTCCACCTGAACCAAATTCTTGACCTGTATGAGAACCACCGCCACCACCGCCACCATAAGCAGTTGGTGATGCTGTGATTGAAGTAGTTGCACCATCTCCACCGTCAGCGGGTGTTCCACCTGCTATAGTAGTTCCAGCTTGTGTTGCTCCACCACCGCCACCACCACCATCTCCTCCACTATTAGGACCTCCATTACCACCAGCAAATCCTTGAGACGGACTTACAGGAGGTGTATTACCTGCTCCTCCAGTATTAGGGCCACCAGTACCAACTCCACCACCACCTGAACCACCAGTGCTTCCATTAGCAGCACCAGGTCCAAGACCACCACCTGCACCTCCACCAGTAGAAGTTATTGTTGAAAAAACCGAATTGTTACCATTACCTGCTGCTGTAAATGGTGAACCTGGATATGATGTAGAGCCAAAAGTTCCAGCAGCTCCACCTCCTCCAACTGTTATTGGATAAGGTGTTGCAGTTACTGTAACTGCAGTACCACCTGGATTACCATTAAGTGGACTTGCTGTATAACAATCTGAAGGTCCTTTATATTCCCTGAAACCTCCAGCTCCACCACCGCCACCACCAGAATGAGATGCTGCACCGCCACCACCGCCAGCAACGACCATATAAGAAACTATATTATTGTTAGAACATGAAGCAATTCCAGACACTGCAAAAGTACCAGGTCCTGTAAATTTATGAATTTTGTAATTACCAGATGTTGTAATAGTTCCACCTGTTGCTGTTATAAAAGATGCACCTCTAACATTAGATGTTGAGTCTATTACATTTACCCAACCTTGTGTTGAATCTACATATACAAATGTAACTGATTGACCTTGTGTAGTTAAAGTTGCATTAGCATTTGTTCCACCAATTTTATTTGACCCATTTGGAGCTACTGTTACACTATTTGTTTGCCAAGTTGCTGCATAATCAGCTAAGGCAACTACAGCTCCAGCTGAACCTGCTGGAAGTGTTACTGTTATAGCGCCTGAAGTTGTATTTACAAAATAACCATTACCACTTACAGCAGTAAACCCTGCAGTTTTAGCTGTAGTGTCCCAAGTAACCGCTCCAATATTTTGGAAAACTCCTTGATCTAACATTGTAGTTCCGCACGATACTACTCCCATTATAAATCTCCTTCTATCTTAGATAAATTAATTTTAAACTTTTCTCCAGATATATTATTTATCAAAAATACATCATTTTTACCTTCTTGTAAAGTCCAGTTGCCTTTAGTACCATCTACAATATTACCTTCAGATTTACTTTCATTTGATAAATGTAAGTCTCCAGTGTATAAGTTTCTCCATACATTTCCAGCAGCCCCTAAATCATAGGTATCATTAGCACCAGGAAGTATATGTCCTGTAGCTGTAATATCTCCACTTGTTGTTATAGTTCCAGTTGTAATATTACCTAAATTTGTACTTGAAGCATCTACGATATTAGTTCCATCACTGTAAACAATTTTAATACCTTTATCTGTTGTAGAAAAAGTAACTCCTGTACCAGAAACAGTTTTAAATTCTACAGTAAAAGCTCCTGAGGTACTATTATTTATAATGTATGATTTTTCTATTCCGTCTGGAACAGTAACAACTTGATTTCCTGTAATAGTTCCTGATAATTCTATAATTAAATTTCTTGCATCTGAAGTGGAAGTGCTTCCATCTGAAATTGTTAAAGCAGTGGTCTGAGCACCACCAGCAATAGATTTATTTAAGTATCCTTGACTTTGTTCAATAATATTTAAATTTGTATTTGTAATATCACCCCATGTCCCAGATTTTTCACCAGTGACCATTAATTCAATTCCGAGTGTAGTAGTGTAACTTGATGCCATTTTTCTCCTGTTATATTAATAATACAATTGTTATGCGGCTAAATCAACCTCAGTCCAAACGTTAGATACATTAAGATCTATTTCAACCCAAGCTGTAATATTAACACTTCCAACACTTGGTGTTAAAGTAATGCTTGTTAAAGATACATCAGCGTTTCCAGCTGTTGTTGCAGATCCAATACTTGTTGTTAGACTTATTCCTGTAACATCAACTTTAGAAACTGCATCTACAGTTCCAATAGCGCTTGTTAAAGAAGATCCTGTTACAGAAACATCAGCATTTCCAGAAGGAATTTCTTCTCCCATTACTGAAGTCAATTCTATTCCTGTAACGTCTACAGGAGTATTTAATATAACTGTTTCCTCTCCAAGTGTTAAATTTAAACTTATTCCTGTAACATCAATATCAGCAGTTGCAACAACAACAGTTCCCACACCAACAGTTGCAGTCATACCCACTCCAGTTACCACAGCATCTGGAGAAGGATCTACTTGACCAACTTCTGAACTTAAAGTATTTCCAGTAATTTCTACATTAACATCTGTAGTAATGATTTCCTCTCCAAGTGTTGAAGTGATTTCAATACCAGTTAAAGAAATATCTACATCAGTAAATGCAGTTACAGATCCTAAATTTGAATTTAATAAATTACCTAAAGGAAATACTTCATTTGCTATAATTATTGTTGGACTAGCAATACTAGTATTTAAAGTATGCTCAGTAACATTAATACTTACATTACCATCTGCTACTATATCAACTGCACCTATACTTGTATTTGCAACTAAATTACTGCCATCTAATTTATTAAATGTAGCTATACCTATATTTGAAGATAAAGTTATTCCAGATAAAGTAACTGTAGCATTTCCTAAAACAGATTCCTCTCCCATCGAAGATGTTAAAGAAATTCCTGTAATATTTACATTTGCATTAGCTGAAGTTGTTACAGAATTTATATTTGAAGTTAAACTTTGACCAGTTACTGCAACAGTAATACTAACTGCACCTGTTGCTGCAAAAGGGCTTTCTGCAAATGCTGTAATTCCAA